CATTCATCTGGTGACGCTTATACTGTTACGCTGACAATGATTAAAAGTTATGCGTAGGAGATTATTATGGCGACATTAGAAATATTTCAGAATGGAAATTCAATGCACCCGGATACAATGGGTGATCCCGTTTACCAGATTGGCACTAAAAACGCTGATGGTGAATACGATGTTGTTGTTTTTGATGCAATGACTGAATCACAAGCCAGGGCAAAACTTGCAGAGATGCAGCCTGCCAAGACCAATCCTGCATCTGAACCGAAGGCAAAAGCGCCTAAGAAAAAGGTTTCAACTAAAGATGCGGCAAAGAAGAAAGCAAAGAAAACGGCAAAGAAAAAGAAGGCTTCTGCAAAGAAAAAGAAGAGGCGATAATGGCAATCAGTCGATCTCAAATGGGGAAGCAGGTCAGGAACAGCCCCTCCAGGAAAAGGGATGCGAGATCGACCCTGAAATTGCCGAAAGGAGTGAAGCCAAGGTCTAAGCCCAAGATCAAGGTGATGCGTCAATCAAGGAGACACGCATAAATGGCAACCAGTGGAACATATTCGTTCAATCTTGATCTGAGCGACATTCTTGAGGAAGCCTATGAACGGGCTGGCCTTGAGTTGCGCAGTGGGTATGATTATCGCACAGCAAGGCGCAGTCTGGACTTAATGTTTCTGGAATGGCAGAACAAGGGCCTGAATCTCTGGACGGTACAGGAGACCTCTCAGACGCTTACAGCGGGTACCGGGCGTTATGCCTTGTCCGGCGAGCAGCTTGATATTGTCGAGGCTTCGTTAAGGACCGATGACGGGGATGCTGACAAGCAGAGCGATATGACCATGACCCGTATTTCAATCAGCCAGTATTCCCACCTTACTAACAAGCTAACCCAGGGTCGTCCGGTTCAGTACTGGATTGAAAAAGACCCCGGCGCGATTGCTCTGAATGTATGGCCTGTGCCGGATGATGCAGAGACCTACAAAATTAACTATTACTACATACAGAGGGTAGAGGATACGGGAAGTCCGGCCTCTAACAATGTTGATGTCCCGGCTCGTTTTATGCCCTGCATGGCAGCAGGTCTTGCCTATTACATCAGTATTAAGCGCCCGGAAATCTCTGAAAGAGCGCCATTGCTGAAGCAAATCTATGATGAGCAGTGGGATTTGGCGGCAGATGCTGACAGGGACAAGTCTTCGTTTTACATGACACCGGGGGGGTATAGCCGAGTATGAGCAGTTATGCCGCAGGTAAAAAGGCTTTCGGGTTCTGTGATCGCACAGGGTTCAGGTATCCGCTCAAGGATTTGGTGCCACAGATAGAGAACGGCAGGCCCAATGGCCTGCTCGTAGGTCGGGATGTGGTGGATGAAGACCAGCCCCAGTTACAGCTTGGTCGCCTGAACATGGACGATCCGCAGGCGTTGCGTAATCCCAGGCCGGATCAGGGAGAAGCGGAGAGTCGCAGGCTGTATGCTTTTGATCCTGTAGGGGGTGGTAATTCAGCACTTGGGAGCCGTACAGTCGGATTGGATATTACTGCCGTGGCCGGCAAAGTTACAGTGAGTACAGGCTGATGGCCTTTACATTTACAACACTTAAAAGTGCCATGCAGGATTACCTGCAAAATACTGAGACTACTTTTGTGGATAGTCTTCCAACGATTATTGTTCAGGCTGAAAACCGGATACTAAAATCCGTTCAGTTGCCCGATTTCAGAAAGAATACGACAGGAACAATGACCAGCGATAATGCCTATCTCTCAACACCTACTGATTTTATGGCTCCGTACTCTCTGGCGCTTGATAACAGCGGGTACGAGTTTCTGATTTTTAAGGACGTTAATTTCATACGAGAGGCATACCCGGTCTCGACAACAACGGCTACGCCCAAGTATTACGGTTTGTTTGATGATGATTCGTTTATTTTAGGTCCGACTCCCAACAGCAATTATTCTGTCGAGCTTCATTATTTTTACAAGCCTACCTCTATAACGACATCTGGTGATGGTACAAGCTGGTTGGGCGATAATGCAGAAACAGTCTTGTTTTACGGGTGTTTGGTAGAGGGTTATACCTTTATGAAAGGTGAGCCGGATTTATTAGCGGTTTATGAAAAACAATACCAGGATGCCCTGGTTAATCTAAAATCGCTTGGAGAGGGTTACAGTACGACTGACAATTATCGTAGTGGGGCTGTCAGGAACCAGAGAATTTAATGCTTGAATTAAGTGCAACAGTAAAACCGGGGGTTTGTGAGGTTTATACAACCGAGCATCGGGGTTTTACGCCGGAAGAAATTGCGGAACGGGCAGTTCCTAAAATTGTTTTTGTTGCAGAATCGGCTGACCCTGAAGTCAGGGAGCAGGCAGAGACATTCAAGAACAGGCTTTTTCATGTAATTGTCAAGGCTTGCAATGATGCGATAGAAAGCGACAGGACGACGCTTGCTAATCTTTTTACGCAACAGGGCCATGAAGACATGGCAGATATTTTAAGGAGGCTATGATATGGCCCACTCACAAGCAGTAGCAACGAGTTTCAAGAGTGAATTGCTTCAGGGCATTCACAATTTTCACAATGGTTCAGGTGGCGGCACAACTACAACTACGGGAACCGGGAATACATTCAAGATTGCGCTTTATACAAGCAGCAGCACGATGTCAGCCTCAACTACCGCCTATACGACCACAAATGAAGTTTCCGGCACGAACTACAGCGCCGGAGGTAATACATTAACGAATGTTGATCCTTCAACTTCTGGAACGACAGCCCTGACAGACTTTGCGGACAGTACATGGTCGGATGCGACCATCACCGCGAACGGTGCATTGATTTACAACTCAAGCACTACGGCGGGTTCGGCAAACAGGGCAGTGGTTGTCCTCGCTTTTGGCGGGGATAAAACTTCAACAGCAGGCGATTTCACGATCACATTTCCCGCAGCCGATGCGAGCAATGCGATTATCAGAATCGCGTAGTGAGTAGATGATGTGGCAGATGCAAAAGTCGCATGGCAGGGCTGGAACTCCAGCAATATTGCGTGGGGCGAAAGCACCTGGGGCGATGCAGAAGAGGCATTGCCGGGATCAACAGCGTCTGTTGGTTCCGTTTCTGTCGCTGCTGCCGCTGGCGTATCAGTCACAGGCAACTCAGCCACAGTATCAACCTCGTCTGTCACGGTTGCAGCAGCAGCCTCGGTTAGTGCAAGCGGTAACTCGGTCACTGCATCGACTGCATCTGTCACGGTTGCAGGCATTGCCAACGTATCGGTTACTGCGCCAGCATCTACAGCGTCTGTCGGCAGCGTTACTCCCTCGGCTTCAGCAGGAGTCTCGGCATCAGGTAATTCCGCTACAGCAAGTGTTGGCAGCGTTAGTATTACTGCCGCTGCTGGTGTCAGCGTTACTGGTCCGGGTGCTACTGCATCTGTTGGAAGCATTAGTATTTCTACCAGCAATGTTATTGAAGTTACCAGCCCTGAATCTCAGGCGCTTGCTGGAAGTGTCAGCGTTAATTCAGATGCGGTGGTTACGCCAAGCGGTAACAGTGTTGAGGCAACAACTTCCGGGGTCAATATATGGGGACTTGTTGATACAGACCAGACAGCAAGCTGGAGTGCTGTCAGCGATACCCAGACACCTAATTGGACCGACGTATCGACAACACAGGATGCGTCATGGTCATCTGTATCAAATTCACAAACGCCTGGCTGGAGTTCGGTGGATGCCGACCAGACTCCTGAATGGAAAGAGGTAGCTTAAATGGCAACTTATGTAAATGATCTCAGGCTGAAAGAAATCGCTACTGGTGACGAATCAGGAACCTGGGGTACAAGCACGAACACGAATCTTGAGTTAATTGCGGAAGCATGGGGCAGTGGTTCAGAGGGAATTACCGGCACGACGCACACCATCACGATGGCTGATGGCGCTTCCGATGCTGCAAGAGCCTATGCCCTGACGCTGACAGGCTCTACTACCGCCACTAACACAGTTACCCTGGCTCCTAATACAGTCAACAAGACCTGGATTATCCAGAACAGTGCCGGATACCAGGTAACGATCTCTCAAGGCACAGGCGCTAACGTCGTGATTCCCAATGGCGGGATCAAGATGGTCGTTTGTGATGGCGCAGGTGCAGGAGCCGCAGTTACCGATGTCTTGGACATGACGGGCGGCACGGGTAACGTAGGACTAGGTTCTGGCAATTTAGGCACAGCTTTAACAACCGGAACGGATAACGTAGCCATAGGTGAAGCCTCGCTTGACGCAGTGACTACGGGTTCCGACAACACCGCTGTCGGAGACAACGCGGCAGGGGCATTAACCACTGGCAGTAATAGTGTTGCAATTGGTTCTTCGGCACTGCTTGTAGCCACGACTGCTGCTGATAATACGGCAGTGGGAACTGACACACTTAAAGCAAATTCCTCTGGTACAGACAACACCGCAGTGGGGTACGCAGCAGGTGACGCTGTAACTACCGGAAGTGACAATACCTTTGTCGGTGACAATGCCGGGGGAGCAGTTACTACAGCTTCAGGCCATACCGCAGTAGGTTCTTCTGCTTTGCTTACCATGTCTACTGGAACTACTGGAACGGCAGTCGGATTTGAAGCACTAAAAGTAGCAACAGGAAACAATAACAGCGCAGTAGGTTATCAGGCGGGAGTTGCCGTAAGTACGGGAACTGAGAATACGATAGTGGGTAATGCCGCAGGCGATGCGGTCACTACTGGAGCAGATAATACTTTTGTCGGAGACAATGCAGGTGGCGCAGTGTCTACTGCATCGGGCCATACAGCGGTGGGGTCTTCCGCATTGCTAACAATGTCCACAGGTACTACTGGTACTGCGATTGGATTTGAGGCACTGAAGGTTGCCACGGGTAATAACAATACGGCTGTGGGGTATCAGTCAGGCGTGGCTGTTAGCACAGGAACCGAGAACACCTTGGTCGGTAACGCTTCAGGCGATGCAGTCACAACAGGGGCAGACAACACTTTAGTAGGTGACAACGCGGGGGGAGCCATAACAACGGGCGGAAACAACGTCGCGGTGGGTTCTGGTGCTCTACTGGTAGCAACCACCGCAGCCGATAATACTGCGGTGGGAACATTAGCTTTAACGGCTAATAGCTCTGGCACAGACAATACAGCCGTGGGCTATGCAGCCGGGGATGCTGTTACAACGGGAAGTAATAATACTTTTGTCGGGGACAATTCTGGTGGGGCTACGACAACAGCCGATCATAACACTGCCGTGGGTGCCAGTGCTTTGCTGGTTAATTCTACCGGAGCATCGAATACTGCGGTAGGCAAAAGTGCTTTAGCCGCAAATACCACCGGCAGTTATAATATTGCGGTAGGCAAAGATGCTCTTCTGTCGAACACCACTGCTTCATACAACATCAGTATTGGCGAAGACTCAATGGATGCCAATACCACTGGGGCCAATAATGTTGCTGTGGGTTATCAGGCTCTAACTGCAAATACAACCGCAAATAACAACACGGCAGTTGGTTATAACTCCGCAATAGCCAACACAACTGGCGCAGGAAATTCGGCTCTGGGCGAGTCTTCTTTAAAGGCCAACACGACTGGTGATAACAATGTTGGAATTGGCAAAAACGCCTTAGAAGCCAACACAACAGCAGGCAGCAATACTGCCATAGGTAAAGATGCACTAAAAGCCAACATTGACGGAGCAGAGAACTCAGCGGTCGGTGCTGAAGCCCTAGATGCCAATACAACCGGAGCCGAGAATGTTGCTATTGGATATGGTGCATTGTCAGCAAATACGACCGCAAACTACAACACATCAGTCGGAAAAAGCTCAATGGGTTCTAACGAAACGGGAGCCTCAAACACAGCCGTTGGCAAAAGTTCAGGAGCAGCGATCACCACAGGTGATAATAATCTTTGCTTGGGTAAGGATGCAGGAATTGCAAGCTCTCCGGGCGGTGCTGTTACTACAGGAGACAACCAAATTTGTCTTGGTGATGAAAACATCACTCATGCACATATTCAGGTAGATTGGACAGTTGCATCTGATGGCAGAGATAAAACAGATATTTCAGAGTTAAATTCTGGATTAAGTTTTGTCAACCAACTGAAGCCTGTCACTTATCGCTGGGATAAGCGTAGTCACTATAGTAAGGATCAAGACATTACTCCTGATGGAAAATATAAGAGTGAGCAACTCGATGTAGGATTTCTTGCTCAAGATGTAAATGAATTGGAAAAAAATTACGGATTTAGCGTCGAAGAAAAAAGTAATTTAATTTCCAGTCTCAGTAATGATGGAAAAATGTATGGGCTTAAATACAACAAATTTGTACCTATGCTGGTAAATGCTGTTCAAGAACTCTCTGCTGAAATTGAAAAACTCAAGAAGGAGCAAAACTAATGGCAGTAACTAAAGCTCTGACCAAGGCGGTGCCTCATCTTAAGTCCAGCAAGGTGGAAAAGTGGGACTTGGAAATGACGTATGAGAACGATAGCGAAGGCGATTCGACGTATTACACCAGCACGTTTTCTACAAACGTTAATAATGTAGATAGTGACGGCGTTACGGTCTTTGCTAAGAAGGCTAAAGGTAGCTGGTCTAAATCCGAGCTAGAGGCGCTTTGCCCTACCAGTCATTGGGACGCGGTGTTTGCCAGTCAGGTGGACAGCGTGATTACCAGCCCACCGGCGAATCCTGTTCCTGATAACAACTACACGATTCCAAGCTAATGCCAGAGATTCAATTTCAGAACTGGACCCTGCCTGCGGCATTTATGCTGGAAACCGATCTGCCTTCAGAAATGGTTGATGGTCTCAATGGTTATCTGGATGAACTTCTTGAAAGTGAGGATCGTCGCTCTCATGCGGGGACTCTGGTAGGCCAGATTCAGCATGGTCAGCAACTGACGATGAACCATGAAGCTCCTGAGTTAAAGGAGTTTTCTGATTTAATCTGTGGCCTTGGTATTGAGTATATCAAGCACTTCAGCCAGCAGACTGCAAACATTTTGACAGGAACACGCAAGGTCGAGGTTGATGAGTTGTGGTCAGTCCACAGCTTTGAGGGTGACTACAATCCTATCCATGACCACGGCACTAAAACGAT